TCTCAAAGGGGTCGATAACGTGAGTCCACGTGCGGTCGCTGTAATGCTCCCTGTCGTTGCGGAACTCCTCGAATACCTGCCCCTCATAGACATCCCATTCACCATAGAGGTGCGCTCTTCGCTTGTGCTCGGGCAGCGCCATCAGACGCTTGATATAGTCCGGGTCTGCATCCATAAGCACCGTATTGTCGTGAACGGTGGCCTGAATGAACACATAATCGTCAGGATCCTCGCCCTCGCGGAAGTCGCGGTCAATGAATATACGCTTGATATACTCATGGCCGACTCCGCCCGGGTTCATGGTGTAGTACACACGTGTCTTGAAGTCCTTCCTGGTGGTACGCAGCGAGGAACAGATAAATAGGATCCATTCCTCGGGGAACTGTGTGGCCTCTTCAAAAATAATGAAGTCGAACTCCTGGCCCTGATACTGCAGGAGATCTCCCTCGTTGTCGCAATAGCCCATCATAAACCTGCTGCCGTTGGGAAAGAGGAACGCCCTCTGATCCGAGTTATACCGGGCATAGCCGTGCAGCTCGCTCATCAGAGGAATGATGTGGTTGTTGCGCAGCTCGGGCATCGTGCGGCGAAGCAGGAGGCCTCTGAGGCCGTCATAGCGCATACAGAGCATTACACCCTTGCGCCTGCCGCTCCAGCTCTTGCCGCCGCCTCTCGCGCCGCCATAGCCTATATGCTTGGCTTCTGCTTCAAAGAAGGCCTGCTGCTTGGGGTTGGGCACTTCCTCGCGGAGATGTTTGAAGATAAGCGGTTCTGTCACTTCGACCAATCCGCCAGTTTGCCCTCAAACTTGATGGTAGTCGTGCCGCCCTGCACATTGCCCTCGATGTCGAGCGCCTGAGGCGATTTGCCGTAATACATCTCGGTAAACCACTTCTCGATGTCCGCCTTCACCTTAACAGGGGTTTTCGGATCATCGGCTATCGCACGCAGCCTGTCCGGAGCCTGGGAGGCATAGTCCTTGAACTTCGCCGGCAGAGAGGGACGGCCGCGGGGGTTTCCACTCTGCCCTTTGACAAATCGGCCTGATTTATCCCTGTTAGCAGGCTGCTTCTCTTTCTTCTCGCTTGCCATCCTCTCACTCCTTTCAATCGAACATGTGTTTTATCTATTTAATTTTAAGTGAGAGACAGTCTGAAAACAACGTGCACACCTTACAAATATTCTGAGAAAAATAAAAAGGCCGGGGATTTCTCCCCAGCCTGTGCGTCACTACTTCTTCTCTATGCAATACATCTTCCAGGCATTTCCGGTCTCGTCATGGTGCGACATCAACTGCAGATTTAAAAGAGCATGGTTTACAAGGTCTATAGGCACGATCATGGGCGTGTCCTTTGTTCCGCCCGAAAGCTCCACAAGAGCTGCGATAAATGCCGTACTCATCTTTTCCATCTGCGAATACGCAACTTCTTTCTCCCTGAGCTCAGCGATCTTTTCCTCGCAATGCTTCAGCTTGTATTTGTGGCGCTCAAGCTCCAGCTGCAGCTCGTCCTTCTCTTCCTTAAGAGTATTCACCGCAAAGCTGAGCGCCATGATCTGCTGTTTCTTACTTTTCCATATATTCACGCTGTCTTCTTTCCTCTCCCCTGCATCTTGGGCAGATGTAGCCATACCAGGGCACCGCTGTGCTTATGCTCACGTTCCACTCCCGGCCACATCTCCTGCAGGTCTCATATCTTCTTTCCCGTGGGCGCCTTTCCGCGCTTTCGGGGATGTGTCTTCCATATCTCACAATCTTCGTTCCTGTCGGGCCTCATGTGCCCTGTGATCTCCATGTAACAGCAATGTATGCCAAGGGTATTATCCCATCCGCTGTACTCACACTTGCGGCATCCTGCACAGGTGCGCTGCTGCTTATCCTCTTTATTCAGAGTGCGCGATCGGTTGGCACATGTCGCGCTGCAGAACCGGCGCCCATCGCTCACATAGCCCCAAAACTCCCGGCCGCAATACTCGCAGATGCATTTAGTCTTCTTTCTGTCCTTAAACATCAGAATGGCAGATCTCCGTCATCATCCAGGCCCTCGTATTCCACAAACTCAGGGCCGTTTCCACCAAAGCCGCCCTGGCTGTAGCCGGCGCTCTGATTGTCGTCGCGTCTCTCGCCGGTGAAGTATACCGAGGAAGCCACGATCTCGGTGGCCTTATGCTTGCCGCCCTGGTTGTCTTCCCATGTCCTTGTCTGCAGTCTGCCTTCAAGGGCGATCATGCTGCCCTTGCGGAACCACTTGCATATCATCTCGGCTGTACCCTCCCAGGCTACGCAGTCGATAAAGTCGGTAGGCTTATCCTTGCCCCTGTCCACCGCCACGCAGAAGCCGGTCACGCTTGTGCCGCTCTGCGTCTTCCTGAGCTCAAGATCGCGCACGATCCTGCCCATGATAATAGATCTGTTAAGTCCCATCTGTCTTGTTTCCTCCCATTATGTCTTTCGCCTCCGGCAGCAGGGCGCAGAGGTCATGGAACCTTTTCGGATCCAGCCCCTGCTCCTGCTTTATCCGTCTCAGGTGGTATTCCACGCTGTTCCGGTGATATCTAAGGCTCCTTGCTGTTTTTTGTACGTTAAGGTCGTTTTCTGCCAGGGCAATCAGGATCCTGGCCTGCACCCATGTCATTCAGACGATGCCTCGTATATTGTTTTCATGTCTCGCCCTCCTTGTAATTGCTGCGCCATCCTGTGCTATGCCCTGCCCGTGCTTTGCTCTGCTTGGCCATGCCCCGGCTTAGCCTTTCGATCCTTCGCCTCGCCTTGCCTTTGCCAAGCTCTGCCGTGCGGTGCCATGCAGCCCGGTGCTTTGCCATGCCTTTGCCTTGCTAATCTAAGCTTTGCCTTGCTAATCTAAGCTTCGCCTTTGCCAAGCTCATCTACGCTACGCCCTCGCGTTTCGTACCGATGCGTCGCCACGCCCTTGCCGTGCCAATCCTCGCTATGCTTTGCCGCCGCACTGCACATCTTTGCCTCTCAATGCCTTTGCAGTCCGAGCTATGCAGAGCCCTCCATTGCTTCGCCGATGCTACGCGAGCCGTACCAAAGCAATGCCCTTGCCCCTCTTTGCTGTGCTAAGCCTTGCCGGTGCTCTTCATTGTCTTGCCTTGCGATCTTTGCCTCGCCTTTGCTATCCAACGCTTTTCTGAGCTATGCAATGCCGTTGCCAAGCAAAGCCCCGCGCGCCGATGCTGTGCTGTGCCGTCGCCACGCCTTGCGCAGCTTATCTATGCCCTTGCTTCTGCCCACTCTTTCCAGTCAACGACAGCCAGCTCTTCCCACGTAAATCTGCCGTAGCCTGCGTTTCGCCACTGGCCCATGCCGCGCTTTTTGCCATAGTCAAGGCATTCCCTAACCAACTCGTACATATCGGGTGTCAGGCATTCGATTTCGAGCTCTACCGATGTGCCGGCAGGGGCAGCCTCGCTGTGAGCAATGCCGATACGCTCTCCCCCCGGTGTCGATGCTCTCAGGGCACGCTGGTTTTCGCCCATAGGCCCGGCCATATTGAGCATGATCTTACGAGGGTAGGCAAACACAAGGCCGTCGATCTCCTTCTTGAAGGCCTTGATGGTGCTGGCCTTGCTGCCCTTTACCTTTTTCAGCGCAGCAGTCGTATCTTTGAAAAATCCCTTAACGTGATAGTCGTAAATATAAGGCTTGTTGTCCGATGTGCGGGCGAACACAGTCATGCCGCGCTCGATGACGTCGCCGATGCCCACGGCCTCTACTTCCTCTTTCTTGCTCTTGGCATCAGGTGCCAGGCTTGCTATGTAACTGCCGTGCAGGTCGGGGTCATTGCTGGCTGTGCCCAGCAGGTCCTCGATGTATGTCAGCCTGCATTTGATTACTTTATATCCCTCCATGTTTATTCCCTCTCTTCTGCCTCACGGAAGATCTTCTCAAGGTCGTCCTGCACCTGTCCCAGGATCTTGTCCATATCCTTAGGGCCCGATACATTCACTCTTACAACACGGACATTGGGGCTATCTTCGCCCTCTGTCACCAGGTCAGCCATCACCTTTTTAAGAGCAGCCAGGGCGGTATGCATTGCCGGCTCGATTACCAGGCCGAGACGGTGGCCATCACTTACCATACACACATTCTCATTCTGTACATCCTCGATGGCCATTTCAAAATACGTTGCGGCTCTGGCAACTGTTTCAAGGTTCAGCTGCTTGCTCTCTTCGATCAGTTCGTCATCCTCGGCCTTCAGATCCTCAGCTGCGCCCTTCTTGGCTGCTGCCAAAAGGGTCTCAATGTAATCT